GTGAACAAAGAAAATGTCCGAAATGGCTTTTTTGAGCTTGACTGGAACGACCATTTCATAGTACAATTAAAACAACAAGGATATGGAGTTGATGGTGACAAGGATGAAGATATTGTTGATCGTTGGTTTCGAGAACTTTGTGCAAACGTTGTAGTCGATGGTGACTACGGAGGACCACTAGACACTGGAAGTATAGATCCAGATGTCATAAAGAAGGCTAAATGAGTAAAATGACACATATAATAGTTGATACAGCAAATACATTCTTTCGTGCAAGACATGTAATTAATGGTGATGCAGATGTTAAGTTAGGTATGGCTTTTCATATCACACTTAACAGCATTAAGAAGGCATGGCAAGACTTTAACGGATCACATGTTGTGTTCTGCTTAGAAGGACGTAGTTGGCGTAAAGACCATTATGAGCCTTATAAGCGTAACAGACAAGTTGCTCGTGATGCACTTACAGAAAAACAGCAAGAAGAAGATACTGTGTTCTGGGAAGCATTTGATACATTTAAGAATTTTGTTACAGATAAAACTAACTGTACTGTATTACAACACAAAGAGCTAGAAGCAGATGATTTAATTGCTGGTTGGGTACAACAACACCCAGATGCAGATCATGTTATTGTTAGTACTGACACAGACTTTCAACAGTTAATTGCTCCTAACTGTAGACTGTATAATGGTGTGCAAGAAGTTACTACTACACCAGAAGGCTTCTTTGACAAGAAAGGCGAACTAGTTATTGACAAGAAGACTAAACTGCCTAAGGTTGTAGATGCTGAATGGATGTTGTTTGAGAAATGTATGCGTGGCGATACTAGTGATAATGTGTTTAGTGCATATCCAGGTGTACGTAAAAAAGGCTCTAAGAACAAAGTTGGTCTTGTTGAAGCATTTGCAGATAGACAAACTAAAGGATTTAATTGGAATAACCTAATGTTACAACGTTGGGTTGATCATAACGGTGAAGAACATCGTGTACTAGAAGATTACGAACGTAATAAAACTATTATTGATCTTACTGCACAACCTGCAGATATTAAAGAAAAGATTGAAAGCACAATTAAAACAGCAATTGATGCAGATAAAAATATAAGCCAAGTTGGTGTAAGGTTGATGAAGTTTTGTCACTTATACGACTTAAAGAAAATTTCAGATCAGGCGCAAGCATATGCTGAGCCGTTAAATGCGAGGTATACAGTATGACGTTTTTAAAAGCAAAACCAGTTCTTGAAGGTAAGTTTTGGATTGTAGAAGATGAAGGACAACGAGTTGGAACTTTAAGAAAAGATGAGTTTTCACAATTTGTATTACAAAACAAAGACGGTGTTAAAATTTATAAGAACAAAAAAGTCATAACAAATGAATTTGGTGACGATTTCTTTATTGCTAAAATTATTAAAGAAGCAGATAATTCAAATCCAAAAGAAGTACATGGGTATGCATCAAGTACTGTTCCACATAATGCAATGTATGATATACGTCAAAAACTTCCGTTGTTTACAAAAAGTAAAGATAGTAAAAGTTTATATTGTGCAGGTTACTATGTAATTAAGTTTGATAAGGGTTGGGTAAAGTCTTTTTGTCCTAAACTTATTACACTACAAAGATATGAATCTAAAGGTCCTTTTAAGACTGACTTAGAAATGAAACAGGTATTATCAAGTGTCAACAAATAGTATTCCAACTAATCTAGCATCAGTGCAAAAACTTCTTCAACGAGTATCGTCTGCTGAAAAAACACAGCAACGTGAAATACGTATTACAATTGAAGAAGCAAGAACACTTGTTACAGAACTTGCACTAATAACAACTAAATTAGGGTCTACAGTAGCGGAAATACATACATTGCTTAAAGAGATAAACAAGACTGCTAACGAAGTTGATGTTAAGTTTGACGGTGGAAAGTTCTAAAAAAGGATAAATATATACGTAGTTAATTAGGAATTTACGTATATATGAGTAGACCAAAACCAAAAATCATTCTCGAACATACCAACCGAGAGACCTATAAAGTAGAACAGATACTTGAAAGCGAGGCTATATGGGCTGTATTTTATAAACACAAGCCTTTTAATTTAAAAAGCGGTAGTGCTGTATCAAGTTATCCTGGTCCGAAATATAAAAAGGTTTCATTTTCAAATCCTGGTCATGCTAGAAACTTAGCCAAGAAACTTAACAAACTGTTTAACACTACTGACTTTTCTGTATATAAATTGAACACTGGAGAAAAAGAATAGTGGAATGGACGTTAAAGACAATTACACAAATATTTTTTTAAAAGCCGCTGAATTAGACATTACTGCCGAACTAGTAAAGAGCAAAAGAATGGAGTGGTGGTGGAATGTGCGTGTTAAAAATGATGGTGGACTAAGACTAACAGACCAAGCAATGGATTTTATTAAGAATGAATCCGAAATCAAAATCTATAAGATTGACTTTCCGAAAGACTTTTCTATTACTCCACAAATACTTTTATGGCTTGACAAATTTATAGATTCACCGTATTATATTACTAAACGAACAATATCAGTATTAAAGGAGAAGGCTGCATTTGAACTATATCTCTTTAGTGGAGATGTCCAAAAACTAGGATATAACAAGGCTTTGAGTAAAAGATTAAGCCAAGAATCATCATAGTTATAGTAGCAGTTAATAAATAATTTTATGTTAGAACTAAATCCGTTGGATGTTTTGAATATTAGGAAATTGGAAACAATGCCTCCGCACTTCTGCAAAACTAAGATTGCAAGTGTAGATAGGAACTATAGAGATGTTACAAATTGGATTAGATCTAAACTTGCAGGAAGATATTGTGTTTTAACATACCCTACTGTAACAAGTAACGACAAATTTCAAACAGCAACATTTGTTGGGTTTGAAGAACAAAAAGAGTTGACATTTTTTATGTTGGCTTGCCCATACTTAAGGAGAAACTAGAATGGCTGAAGAAGTAAACAAAACCGATGCTCCTGCTGAAGCAGAAGTAAACACAGAAGCGACTGCTGCTCCGGTAAGCGGTCCAGTACCAACGCCTGGTGTAGAAGAAGCACCAGCAGCACCTGATCTTAATATTAGTGATCTAAATGCAGTAAAAAGCATTATTGATATTGCTACAACAAGAGGTGCATTTAAGGCTAACGAACTTGAAGCAGTTGGTAAAACTTATAACAAGTTGACATTGTTCTTAGATCATGTATCTAAGCAGCAACAAGAACAACAAACACAAGGGAAGTAAATTATGGCTAAAGAAATCAAACACGTAGGAAAACTGAAAAATACAGGCGACAAAGTTGCTGTAGTATTTAGAACAGTTCCGGGCGAATCGAATAATGCTTTAGTATTGCAAACTGCAACACTGAAAGATGAGATCCATGATTCATTGATGGCTATGATCGATTCCGATCAAGCACAACAGACAAATGAACTAGGAGAATTAATGTTCTCTAGAACTTTTTCAGACGGAAGACCAATGCTACAAGCAATGCAAAGTGAAGGACGTTTAAGAAAAGTTCCTACTGATAATGTAACAATGACTCCAACACCGACAACCGAAGTTAATCTTGCACAATTAAATACTTTAATTGCAGAGCAAAAAGGTATGTCTGTAGATGAGTTATATACACTAGTAAGTGGTGCTCCGACTAAAGAACAAGTAGCAGCACAAACTACAGTACCAGAAAGCACACCAAGCCAAGAGCCAGTAGCGGCTCCTAAAACAGATGGTGTATTATCTGATTCAGATCTTGCAAAATCATATCGTAGTCAAGCAGATGCTATGTATAAAGAAGCAGCACAATTACGTAGACAAGCAGACGAATTAGATCCGCCTAAGAAGAAAACTTCTAAGGCAAAAGTAGAAGCAGAAGCATAAACAAGTGCATAGGCATTACTTCAAGCCGCCTAAACATCTAGTAGACGAGTGGCCGGAGGTGTTCAAAGATTTATATATGGACACCATGCCGGTTGCTTATGTCGAGAAGATGATTATTGAATTTACAGATGGACGTATCTGGGAAATCAATGTCAAACAACAACTAGAAAATGACGACCCAGATAATGTTGCAAAAAAGTTATTAAACTCCTTGACTGAGTATAAAGACACAATCAAAAATTTAGATTTTAAAATAGATGTTGGTTTATTAAAAGCCGATATAGCAAAAAAGACTAAGAAGATCCTCTAGTATTACCGTAATGTACAACTTCGTATGTATCCGAAGTATGTTCTCTCCAAGGATCAACTACAACACTATCATCAGTAACATCAATATACATTTCTGGATGCGCAAGAAGAACTACTGCTCTATAAGGTCCTTTGTCAGGTCCATATACTAATGGATCAATTTTCATTGGATTAAATCCGTATTCGTGACAGTATTGTGAAACTAGTAATGCATAACTTCCGTCAACATAAGGCACACCTGGTTTATAAGCAATACCATTTATTAAAATAGGAAGTTCTTTTTCTTTTGCAATTTCACAGAGTTTGGTTGCAATATTTTGTGCTTGTACTTCTCTAGCATTCATAATTGCATCAAAGATATCATAACCTAAATCTAATTTTTTAGCCATATAGCGTAATGCTATATTATCTCTAGGATGGCATGCGCCACCATCTCCCATTCCTGCTTTCATATATGCAGAACTAGTGATTCTTTTTGTAGAGTTAGATAATGCATCAGTAACTTTGTCAACATTAATGTTGCCTTGTCGCTCAGCAACATCTTGCATCATGTTTACTAATCCAATCTTAGTTGAAATAAATGTATTGTAGAATACTTTTATACATTCACATTCGTCCCAAGTTCCAATTTCATACTTAGGATTGTTTTCCATTATTGTGTGATAGAATCTTACAAGTTCGATAGCATCGCCTGTAGCACTTCCGTCATCAGTTCCTATCATTACTATATCCGGATTTACCATATCCCAAGCAACAGTTCCCATTGCAATTAAGTATGGGTTGTAAACAAACCGTGTATTAGTAATGTGTTGTATAAATTCTCTGCGTACTGTACCTGGCAATACTGTGCTAATAAGCACAAGCAATTGGTCTTTATTCATATGCTTATTTGCTTCTTTAAGAACACTATGAACAATGTCGTATGAAAAATCTTTTGGTTCTAAATGTGCTGTAGGTGCTCTACCATCATAATTAGGATCATGTGGTGTAGGAACAGCAACAAATACAATGTCTCTATCCTTTACTGCATCTTGTATAGTATCTTCTACAATTACATAATCACTATGTACTGTATCAATATCATAACCTAGTACACTATGTCCTTTTTTGGCAATTACTTCTGCACATGGCAATCCTAATTTGCCTAATCCAATAAATCCTATCTTCACGTTTCTTCTCCCAATTTTGGTACAAACATATTTACAATCTTCTTATTACAGTGCATTTAAACGTGGTTTACAGCAGTATAGCGTAACTGTAGCTCTTGGTATATAACACCGCTGTATGACGCTTAAAATGCGTTTAAGGCACCTTAAAACTGTGCTAGTAGTTCATAGGTTTTGTAATAATCTTCTTATTATCCAAAATCATCTTATTGTGTTTAACAATAGGTTCGATATTAGATCTCCAACTTTTAAATTCATTCTTATCCATTTTGCAAAGTCGCTCAATTTCATTAACTATAGATATCATCCTATCTCCATGGTCATCAATGGTATCGTATGATTCATTGATGAAAGGATGAAAGGTTTTGTAACCTAGTTCCCTCAAATATTTTAAACTATTTGGTGCAGTTGCTATTACAAATGGGTGACCTATTCCAATAGCCTTAAAAATTTTTTCGCTAAAGAAAGGAACTTCTTCGTGATATGTAGTTTCATTTATTACACTAAAATATGTTCTTGCATAGTAATCATTTATTGATGTCTCATGCTCTGCCCTATTTGTTACTAAGTCCTCTGTATCCAAATATAAAGGCGGAGTATGAACAACATCTTTGTTTCTTTCCAGTATAGGTTTTATTCGATCATGGTCTCTATATAGATCCATTAACCTATTGTAAGCCGCATTCCAATTCCACCCATCATCAGATGGAGCAAAACTTACATATCCTCGATCCAGAAGATTTCTATCCTTTAATAGAGTAAACATTAAAGTTCGGTGTGATCTCCATCTTCTGTTTAGATTGAGATATGCTCTTTCATACTTTTGTTTTTTCTGTAAGGTTAGAACATTCTTAGACTTGAGTATCGTATCCTTTCCAGTAGATTCAAAAAGACTAAACCAGTCTAGTTTTATCTCAGGCAAATTATATTTTGCTGATAATTTTTTAATATAGTCATGCATGGTTGGTATTGCACTAAGGAATATAATCTTGTGTGCAGGAATTGAATGTTTAATAACAATATCTTCGTAAATAGTATCAGCACAAGAATAAAAATGTTCTAGTCCATTATCTAGCATCAGATGTATGTTAGAGTCAGGATCCTTAATTTCTTTGAATTCTTTTTCCGGTACTAGTGCGTTAATATCAAATACCTTAAAACTCTTGTCATTAGAAAATTGTATGTAGAAAAACTCTTGAGGTATTTTCCACTTTGCTACAACCCCTGTACTATTTGAAATGTTAATCACCTGTGGGTTATTGGCATTATAGGTTAACACATAAATTAAATTGTTTTTGTTTATGCAGGGCATTATAATCTCTTTACATACGGAGGTGACCAAAATTTTAATGTATCATCTAGTGTGCTACAATTTAAAACTTTTGCATCATACTCTTTTGCAAACTGTTTCATATTATCAGTAACTGTATAAAAATGTTCAAGATACTTTAAATATCCTAAAGGTGTTGGATGATAGTCTGCACTTTGACCTTCACCACTCCATCCTTTAATAGGAGTAATAGGCCACGTGCCTTTGTAAGCAACATCAACTATAGCAGGCTTTATACTTTGTATTGTATTTGTATACGTATCAACAACATCTTGTAATTCATTACCTTTTACAAAATCTACCATCTTAAGCATATCTGTGTCACAAGGAAGATGATTTAGATAAACTCTTGCTTGTTCTACTAATGCCAAATCTCTAATTAGATAAAATCTTTCATTGCTCCATTTATTTACAAACTCTACATCTATAACACCTTGAGTGTATATGTTTCCTGGTGTTTGCCAATTATAATCTTTATATCTATCTTCTCTTGAAATGCTGCTCCACATTACTATTACTAGATCATTTTCTGTAAATTTGTGTGTTAGGTTAGCCTCTACTATGCTATTAGATATGAATAAATTGCCGCCGCCGCTTTTTGCATAATTGTAATATTCAGGAACTTCTTTGGATATAATATCAGCCCACGTAGGCCAATTATAACTTGTTAGACTGCACCCGAATGCAAAAAATCTCTTGTATTGATTAAACGGTTTCATAATACTTCTCCGTTCTAGCAACTGCTTCGTGTATTGCATCAGCATAAAAGTCACTGTGTCTAATTAAATTAAAATTGTGTTGTATTGTGTCCATGCTCTTTTCTAATCTTGCTATCTTTTCTTCCTGTGAGAGTGTAATCCAATCATATAATACTTGTTGTGTGGCATTGAAGCGTTCTATATTATCCTCTATGTCATTGTATACAGGATCTATTCCACACCAATCTGTTCTAAATCCCATTTGTTCAAGACATCTAAGAGTTCCTCGGCTAGCAAATAGTATAAGCGGATGGCCCATTGTAATAGGTTTAAATATTTTTTCAGTAATAAAAGCAACGTCATGCAGGAATATAGTTTCTGTTATTACTGTGAGCAAACTATTTTTATATATGTCAACGTTATACTGATTAGCAGCATTTGTTTTACTCCAGTCTCCGTCTATAAACTTAGGAAATTCTTTTGTTATATCTTGATAGTCACCAACTAAATTTTCTGTATCTTTATCTCTAAGTCTTATTTCATTGCCGCTTACTATTCCATTATTTAAAAAGCCGTCTTTCATTAATCTATATAAGTGTGCGCCACGCTGGGGACGATAAACTCTGTTAAGGCTGTTGTAATCCTTGCTGGCAGGGTTCGCCATAGCATATTTTATAACAGGACTAGTAGGCAAATTACCATCTCCGAATATGTTTCCAAAGTGATTACTATACATTATATCATACATCTTGTCAACACTTTTGTATTTTCTCCATCTTCGATATTGATGTTCAACCTTTTTATTACCCTGTAGTATTAGAACGCTGTCCTTAGGTAATCCAAGTTCAATCATAGTGTCATGTGTAGATAAGAAACAATCCCAGTGTTGTGTAACCATAGGACCACCTTCTCTGTCAGCATTTATCACAAGTCTAATTTTTTTCTTTTTAACTAATTTTCTTATTTTATTTGGTATACAAGACAAAATATGTTTATGAGGGACTGCACCATCAGTTAAAACTCCTGCCCACCACTGTGGATCTCCTCTAACATCTACAAAATATATTCCTTTTTCGTTGACGTCTGTTAACTCCGAGACATCTAGTTTCATGTTAATGCACTTTTGTTTAATAGGCGCACCCGGTGCAACAAGCCAATAGTCTGTGTTACCTTTAGTTGCTAATTTGTTTTGATTAGAATCATTGTTTAATAATGTATCGAAGTATATTTTCATCGAATCCATCCTTGTATTTCAGGAAAAGTTTCTTCTACGCTTTCTTTGCGCAGATCATCGTAATATTTTGTTTTTACCAATAACTTTGTTTTAAGTTCGGGAGAATACATCGATGTTCGTAATCCATTTATAACACCCTGCATTCCATATTTGATGTTTCCACCGTGCTGTGTAGCAAACTCTTCCAAGGATTTTATGATATCTACCTTATCCTCTTCTGGGATTATTTTAAAACTATAATAGTCTGGATTCATTATATTATAAAAATTAGGGTTATAATTTTTTGTACTGACTAAATCATTATCAATAATATACTGAATAAACTTAGGTAAAGTCTTTATATTAAAAATAGATACTACCGTGTTTGTATGCAATTCTACATGTGGAGTTTCCTTCCTAATTAATTTTAGATTACTTTCCACTAAAGGCCAATCTGTTCCGTGCCGTATGTATTCAGCCTTAGATCCATAATGATCTAAGCTCGCTCCAATCATAACGTTACTAAATTTTTTCCATAAGTCTAAAACACTCTTTCCTTTATATTTTAACACACTCATGTTTGTGTTGTATCTTAACTTTACATCTGTTCGATCGTGATTAATTAGGTATTCTAATATTTCGTAATGCTTATCTGTAAGTAATGGCTCGCCACCTGCAAAGTAAAATTCTTCTATAGTGTCAAAGTGGGGTTTGAACTGCTTGTATAGATCATCATTTGAATTGCCACCAGCGAATGTGTAAACATTACCTCTGCCTTCTTCTTTGGCCCAACTTGAACTGTAAGTACCACTACAACTCCTACATTTAAAATTACAAATATTACTCCATCTAACATCTAAATATCGCAACCTAAAATCGTCCATACTGCCATCATCATTAGTGTTTAAAACTGCATCATCAATATATTTTTCAAACTGCTCATTTGAATGCTTTCTAAAACTGCTATTACCAGCATCTTCGTCTCTATAGCAGGCTGTGCATTCTATGCAGCGTTTGCCTTTCAGCATATTTGTGCGCATCTGCTTAAACTTTTCATTGTTAAAGACATCTTCTAATTTTTTGTTCTGAACATTACCCATCGGCTTTTGCCAATCTCCTACACAACAAGGTAACACATTGCCGTCAGGATTGGCATACAGATGTATCCAAGGCAATATGCAAAATGTTTTACTGGGCACAGTCAAAATAAAATTCCTCTAGTTCGGGAAATGTTTCTACAAAACTTACATTTCTTCTTCGATCATATTCAGTAAACCAATTATGAAAATCTCTTCGACCTTCTTGTACACGCTCTGGAGTATAATTTGTAGAAGCCATGTAATCAACTACACGTCTAAACTTCTCATATTCAAGTATACTAAATTTGTGTTTGTCTGCATCATCTAAATTTTCTGCTATAAATTGTAAGTGCTGTTTCATATAAGGAACAAATGCATCTTTAGGAAGTATATTCATATCATATTGCAACGGTTCTTTCAGATACGGAGTATCAAATCTAATACGCTGCCATTTAGTTTGATTATCACTGTTGTATTTTATGCGCCATTCTAAGAACTTTTGCAACAGTTTACTAAAGTTAGTTACAGTTAAAATATTAAATGTAACCATAAATGTTAAAGGCATGTTAGTCTTGGTCATGTAAGTGTCTAAGTTCTTTTCCCACAGCTCTAAATCTAAGCCTGTTCTAATATACTCT